TTTGTTGCAGTTGGTTCAGGGTAGAAATCCAATGGACTAACACGCTCTATTCTTATATCCCCTAAACCATTATTAATTGATTGATTCCATATAACTTTGGCAATCCCTACGCCATAGATTGACCCATCACGAATGACTTTCTGTGAGATGTTTGGTAATTCCGTATTTCTTTTAATGTTTTCCCAACAATCATTCAAAATATCTGTTATCAAAAGTCTGGTGTGATAGATTAGCAGGTTTAACGTTAGTAGTGATCATTGCATCCAAAGCGGTAGTTGCTTTAGTCTCAACAATTGGCTTAATAACGTTATAATATGCGTTACCCTGCCCAGCACTTCCAAGCGTAGTATTTCCATCTCGGTCCACGCCAGTAATAGGTTCAAACGACCCATCATAATAACGCTTATACTTTTTTAATTGTTTGGTGTCATGCCCTGATTTTGCCTGAGACAATAAATTATTCAGGTACTTAATGAAAGGGTTATCCATGAACATATAATACAATCAGAATTTTATATGTTCATTATCTTTTTTTAAACATTTTGTTAATTTTATTTTACATTTTGTTAAAAAAAAGTAAATGCATTTTATAAATTCGGAATATATGATTTCAGTATGGAATTAAGATATGGACAAGCCATACAGCTTAGAAAAGATATCGATTTAAGTTTTTATTGTGATGGCATATTACCTGCTGGACAAATGGGATATCAAGAAACCCATTACAAAATTAAATTCGATCAAGCCACAATTATTTTGCCACAAAGTTTAGTTTCTGAACTTTTTGAAGAATATCAAGTTTTAAACAGCGAAGGTGAGCAAGTTGTTGAACAAGTTGAAGAATTAATTGAAGAAGTTAAGGGATATGTAGAACAGGTTGAAGCTGAAGATGATGAAAATAATTCTATTGTTGATTTAACTAAATTAAAAAAAGATGAATTGATTGCATTAGTTAAGACTGCGTTTCCTGATCGTGATTATAACGGATTAAAAAAAGATGAATTAATTGAGATTCTTGAAGGGCCAACAGATGCATAAAGATAAAAAAGAAGGCATTATGATTGTTTTTGGTGGGCCAAAGCCTGAAAAAGACGATTATAAAGAAGATAAAAAAGAGTATAAAGAAAACAAAAACGAAAAGACTGAAAAAGAGTCTAAATTACAATATACTCTTGAAGATTTTGGCGGATATACGCCCATGGAATTGGTTTCAAAATTAGAGGAAGCCAAGGACGCTATTTCAAAAGGTAGTACTAAAGAGGCAATTATGGCTCTTGATTCTTGTATTGTTCGGATAACGGGTAAGCAATTACCAGAAAACGACCCAGACAGTGCTATGAAGACAGACCCGTTTTTTGAACTCGATAAAATACTATCTTAAAAATATTTTAGGAGGAAAAACCGATGGCAGAAGACATCCAAGCTGATGTTGCAACGGAGCAAGTCCAACCAGAAGCCACCCAAGTTACTTTTGGGCAAGGCGATAATGTGGACACTTCGAGCAATGACAATGGACAAGTTGAAAGCGAGTCTATAAACAATTCATGGGAAGGGGATAAACGTTTTGAAACACACTGGGGCAAAGACCCAAACAAAATGTACGAATCTTTACGTTATCATGAAAAACGACAAGGTGACTTTGACAAACAGATTAGTGATTATAAATCTCAAGTTGAGGAACTCCAAAGATATAAAAACGACTATACGCAAATTGAAGAATTGTTTAATCATGAACAAATCGGAAATGAGCTTTTAGGCGTTATAAACAAATACAGTAACGGTGAACAAGAACAAGTACAGCCACAAGTTAATATTCAGGATGATAGATTAAATGATTTATTATCTTGGAAAGAACAGATTGAAAATCAAGCGTTGTCACATTACGAAACTCAACAGCAAAATGAGGCTTTTAGCAAAATTGATAAGTTAGCCGATCAATATGTCATTAATTATGACAAAGAGCAATTCGCTAACTTTATGAATGAAGCACAAATTCCTAAGCATTTATGGTTTGATGCATTTAAAGCACAAGCGTTTGAGCAAGTAATGGCAAAGCATGGAACACAAGCAGCAGAACAAGCATTAAGCAAAGCACAAGCAACGCCGAGTGTGGTTACTGGTAGCAATAAAGTTCCAGTGGGGGCAAATCCCCCAAAAAGCATCGATGATTTTAAGGCTCAACTTGATTCTATTCTACCGGATTAAAAAAGGAGAATAAAAAATGGCTTTAACAGCAGCACAGCTAGACGAAGTACAAGCGGTCGCACATAACGCTTTCGACAAGATTATGCCCGATCAATTTTTGACATCCTCTGCCTTTGGTAGCATGATGTCTAAAAAACCTAATTTGGAATATGTTTCAGGTGGTTCAAAAATCCAGCAACCTGTACAAATTGCAGAAAACGCAGCTGATGGTTTCATCGACGGAAAGTTTGATGTATTGGATTTATCAGCTTCCCAACAATTAAGTTTTGCAGAATTTGATTTCAAATACCAAAACTACAACGTGTCTATCACTCTTGATGACATTACTAGAACTGGCGACACAGCTAACGCAATCAAATCACTTTTAGTTGAAAAAGTTAATTTAGCCGCTGGAACTGCAAAGCGTACCTATGCACAAGCATTACATGGTAACGGTTCAGATTCTAACGGTAAAGCAATCAACGGACTTGGTGACGTAACAGCTGCCTCTGGTACTGCCTATGGTGGAATTACTAACACTGATTTAAACGATTCAACAACTTGGTTAACAGAAATTGATTCAACCACTAACACAATTAATTTTGCTAACTTGAATACTCTTGTTGGAACTTTGATTGCACGTGGACAAGGTGCAGGTGATGCAGTTGGTTCATACGCTCCAGACGTAATGATTTCTAACTCATTCGTACAAGACAAGTTTTTAGCTTCTCAACAGTCTCAGCAACGTTTTGCTCGTGAAGACGATTTGAAAGCTGGGTTTGCTGGATGCAAGTTTAGAAACATTGACTGGTACGTAGATGACTACAGCCCAGGTTCTGCCGATGGTTCAACATCTGACAATTTCCTTTATGTATTGTCTAGCCCAACATTTGCTTTGAAATATAAGTATGGTTTTGAAGGAAAGAAAGCCCCAGTTGATTTCAACGGACGCATTCCTAACCAAGCAATCATCACTTCACAGCACTTCATGGCTTACAACTTAGTTTGTAGAGCACGACGTTACAACGGCGTATTCAAAAACTTACAAGCCTAATATTTTTTGAAAGGAGAAAACTAAATGTCTTACGTAAATTCAATTGACACTGATGACTTAACAAATCCCTCTAGCACACGTAAATATGAGCTAGGCGCACGATATGTTGATAACTCAGACACTAACGCAATTAAAAAAGAATATGTGTACGTTAAAGCACATGGTGCATTAACTCAGTATCAGCCATACCAGTTATCAGCGGTTAACACTGCTGGCGCTGAAGTATCAACAAAAGCCCCCGCAACTACTGCAAGTGGTGCGACTGTTGTTGCTCCTCAGGTTGCTGTTACTTCTGGTTATTATGCATGGGTCCCTTACAAAGGTATCGTAACTGTATTAACTACTGATACATTCGCAGCCGGTGACTATGCCGAAGTATTGAACGCAGGAACTGGTCTTAAATTAGACGGTGGAGGTTCTGGTTCAACTGCGGAAGGTGCAGGTTCCGTTGGAATCGCAACTACTGCTACAAGCGGTGGTTCAGCATCATTCGTATTGTCAGGAAACGTAGTAGCTGTCGCAGCTTCTTAATAGTTTTTAGGGTGGTGGCCAAGTGCCACCCCCAACACTAACAAAAATGGCAAATTACCAAGATATAATTGCAAACCAAGGGATAAAGTACTTTAAATCAACAGGAACAGGTACAGATGCAGACCCTTACATTCCCTCAACGTCAACTGCAATAAGTGCCGATGAGGTATCTAGTATTACTAATTTTAGTGTTTCTATAGGCACAAGTAGCACACAAGTGTTAGCTGCTAATAGTAACAGAAAATTACTAATATTAGTTAATGACAGCGATGAGCCTATTTATGTATCATTAGGTGCAACAGCAACGCTTAATAACGGTATCCGACTAAACGCAAGTGGTGGGGCTTTGGCATTAGATAACCCAATATTTAAGGGGGTTGTAAATGCAATATCAGCTAATGGAAGTAAAACGCTAGTAGGTGCTGAGGGATGATTAACGGTTACAAATCTAAAAGCTGGGGTACTTGATACTGATTTAAACAGTGTTAGTGCAAGTCACGATACACTTGCAAGTGCTAAAGCAATAAAGGATTATGTAGATGCGAGGGTGCAGTATGCATTGGATAATGCTACTCAGTATTTTGGATAGGAGGAAACATGTTAGTTAGTGACGTTATAGATAGAATTAATACAGCAATAAGCGACGAAGACAGCACAAAAGCGACTAGCAGCTTATTTAGTAATAAAAGAAAAGTTAACCAATTAAAAAACGCCTTGGATGTGTACGCAAGTACCACAAAAGGCATAGAGGATATATTTTCTACACCTGTTAATACGTCAAGTCGAGTAGTTACAGGACCAACAGATGCCATAAGATCAGAGGCTTATAGATTAGCTTATATATGGCGTGATGGTCGAAAAAATGCAATGAGTTTTAAAGATTTGAATTATGTAACAACAGAATTTCCTTACAATACCTATGCAGGAATACCGCGATTTTTTAATGTTTGGAATAACGAGATAACTATTTACCCAGACAATAACAATTCAGCACAGACTACCACGCTTAATGGTGCAATCAGTGACAGTGCTACAACAATTACAGTGGCCTCGACAAATAGTTTCCCTGATTTAAATGGACGAATAACAATAAATAACGAAAAAATACGCTATACAGCTAAGACGGCAACAACATTTACCGGATGTACCAGAGGCATTGAGGGAACAACAGCAGCAGGGCATAGTAATGCCGATACAGTAACTCATAATAACTTTGTTTTACATTATAGAAAAAAACATTTTGAAATTAGTGTAGATGCTAACGATACGATATCAGCCACTGATTTAGCTAAAGAGATGGAAATACCAGACGAGCATGTAGAACCTATCATTGATTTAGTGGCTTATCGATTACTAATACTAATTGATGACTATAATCGAGCAGATAGATACAAAATTGATGCATCAGCTTTTTATAAACAAGCTAAAAATGACATTGAAGCCGGTTATGGCGATGTAATGAAAGCCGGTATGATTGGACAACCGTATGATTGGGAAGTTAATAATATAGGGAGTACAATTTGAGCTTTGTTGTAGAATCGTATCAATCTAAAGGGCTTAGGGATGACAAGGGACGAAAGTTCGTATCACCTGATTATTTCTACAATATTGAGAATATGAACTATGACAACATCATAGGATGCCAAAGAATAAAAGCCCCTAGCGTTGAATATAATGTAGGGAGCAATCAAATTGATGGGGGTTATGATTTTAGGTACATTGATTCAGTAGGACAATTTCAAAGTGAAAAAATAATTGTTCAAGGTGGCTCAATCGTCAAAAACTTTTTAGATAGTCCTAGTACAATATACACGGGATTAACAGCTAACAAAAAATGCACGTTCGGAATACTTAACGATAAGCTATTTATATCAAATGGGTTTGATTATCCATTGGTCTATGATGGAACGTATGTTAAGGAAATGGGCGCACCTACTGCCAAGGATTTACTTGTGGCTGGGGGTCTAACAGGCGCTTATTACTACGCTATGACGTATGTTATAGATGGTGTAGAGATTATTTTAGGTACTGTATCCAATACGATTACAGTATCAAGTAAAAGCATTGATCTCGATTTACCGGTAGGGATTGCAACATGCACAGCACGTAAAATATACCGTACAGAGGCCGGGGGTAGCACACTTAAGCTACTAACAACCATTAACGATAACACAACCACAACCTACCAAGACAATACAGCGGATGGGTCATTAGGCGCAAATATTCCGAGTACTAATAGTTCATGCCCAACACCACAGTTTATCACAGTTAAAGACGAAAAAATTATAGGCGCAGTCAATGCCAATAGACCAAATTACTTGTATGTCACAGAGTTTGAAGTTGAAGTATTTTTCAATACGTCAGGCGTTTACGATGTGTCAGGCGTAGGTAACGACAATTCACCACTAACAGGATTAATTGAAGACTATAACCAGATCGTAGTTTTTTCAGAAAACCATATATATTTAGCGGACACGTCAGGACTTACAACAAGTGTAAAACAAACAACGTCAAACGTTGGATGTGTTGATGGATTTAGTATTGCACGAATACCAGAGAATGACATATTACAAGGTGGAATTATGTTTGTTTCTAATCTGTACGACGTGCGTATATTTAGCGGTAACATCGCTACTAATCTAGCTACAAGTTTTGATAACTTATCAACAAATAATTTTTCTAGTGCGATAAATAAAGATAGTTTAAAAAACCAGTTAAAAGACAATGCATTAGAAGCAGCATTTTTTGATTATAAATATCATTTGATTGCTGAAACGTTTATGTATGTTTACGATATACGTATTTCAGGATGGACGAAGTATTTTATCAAAACGACAAGTTACACCCCTACTTATTGGCGGTTTTTTCAGATTGAACAAACGTTATATATTACCCAAAAAAATGCAGGTATCGTTGAGCAAATGTACAATGCTTTGACCTATCGTGGGGAAGAATTAACCTGAAATAGCGGTGGGAACAGAACAAAAATTTTATAAAAATTTATACATTTATTATGATAAGTCAGAAAGTAATACCTTAACAGCAACTGCAACAATAGACAGCACAAAAACAGTAACTGCTACCATCACTTACGATGGGGCGTATTATGATTTTGATTACTACGATGAAGATTATTTTGAAACGACAGAAGACGAAGAAGATTATAAAGTAGTATACATAAATAAATACGCTAATTGGATGCGGTTTAAGATAAGCACACAAACACAAGCCATTATTAAAGGCTGGAAGTTAGAAGGGCGTGTAATTCAATGAATGTTGAGTATGTAACGCATAACGATATTGATGAAATTGTTAGCTTTGGTGAACAATGTTTCAAAAATATGAAATTAGATAAATTAGGTTTAGAATACTGTAAAGAAAGTCATATTGAGAATATGAAAAGG